ACTGTAGAAGATGCAAAGAAGACAATAGCTAAAGTTAAAAAAATTAATAAACCTTATGCTAGAAAAATACAAATACTTACTGTATTAGAACAAAGAGCTAAAGTACAAAAGAAAAATGAACAAGCAAGATTAGCAAAAACAGCTAAACAACAACTAAAGGAAAAGCATAAAAAATATGGCTAGGTCAGGAACATATAATTTTAATCTAGATATAGATGAAGTAATTCAAGAAGCTACTGAAATGATAGGTGGAGAACAAACACTTGGTCATACTCCTCAATCA